GGATACAGAAATGGAGCTTCTCTTGCAGAGCAGGTAGGCTACGATTTTAGTAAATTAGTTGAATTAGTATAATTTATACCATAGAATGCACCCTTCGGGGTGCTTTTCTTATGCAAGGAGGTGAGCCTGAATGACAGAAAAACAGAAGAGATTTGTGGAGGAGTATCTGATTGACTTAAATGCCACTCAGGCTGCCATCAGAGCAGGGTATTCTTCAAAGAATGCAGATAAAATAGGGCATGAATTACTAGGGAAAACTAGAGTTTCGGAAGCTATTTCAAAAGCAATGGCCGAGAGATCCCGGCGGACAGGCATTAATCAGGACAGAGTTCTCCAAGAACTAGCGCGGATCGGATTTGCAAAGATCACGGATGTTGTTGATCCGGATACAGCAAAGATTAAGGCCGACGCGTCAGAAGATGACCTTGCCTGCATCCAGTCGATCAAGATCAAACCGAACGAGTTTGGGACGGAGCGAGAGGTAAAATTGTATGATAAGAAATCGGCACTTGTGGATATTGGAAAGCACCTGGGGATGTTTAAGGAACGTGTGGAGCTGGATGCCGATATGGAGCTGAACATCACGATTGATTATGGTGACGGTGATTCATCGTGAACATAGCGGTCAAAGCGAATCCCTGCTTTAAGGAACCGGATCAGAGCAAGAAGCGTTATATTGTGATGAAGGGTTCTGCCGGATCAGGGAAGAGCATGGATACTGCACAGCACTATCTGCTACGGCTCATGGAGGACAAGGGCAGAAACCTGGTCTGTATCCGGAAATCAGACATCACGAACCGAGACAGTACTTATGCCGAGTTGACAGGTGCTGCTTACCGGATGTTCGGAGATCGGGCGGACAGGTATTGGAACATCAAGCAAAGCCCGCTACAGCTTACCTGCCGGCATAATGGAAACCAGATCATCTTCCGTGGAGTGAATGACGAGAAACAGCGGGAGAAACTGAAATCCATCACATTCCAGAAAGGAAAGCTGACAGATGTGTGGATTGAAGAAGCAACAGAGATTACTCAAGCAGATTTTGAGATTATAGATGACCGTCTCAGGGGAGAGCTTCCCCCGGGGCAGTTTTATCAGATACGGATGACCTTCAATCCGGTGAACAGGAATCACTGGATCAAGAAGGTCTTTTTTGATGTTCCAGACCAGAACGTGTTGACGCATCACAGCACATATCTGGATAACCGTTTTATCGATGCTGCATATCATGCCCGCATGGCACGGCGTAAAGAGGTAGATCCGGAAGGATATCGGATTTATGGCCTAGGGGAATGGGGCGAGGTAGGCGGTCTCATCCTGCATAACTGGAAAGTTGAAAATATCAGCCAGAATATAGACTATTATGACGATATCGCAATCGGGCAGGATTTTGGATTTAACCATGCAAATGCAATCCTTCTTCTGGGCGTAAAGGATGGGAATATTTATATTCTTCAAGAGATTTATGTCTTTGAAAAAGAGACTGCAGAGATTATCCCATTGGCCATCAAAGCGGGGATTCCTGCAAAAAGAACAATGTGGTGTGATTCTGCTGAACCGGACCGAATAAAAGCTTGGAGGACAGCGGGATTCCGGGCAAGGGCTGTGAGTAAAGAGCATACGACGGAAAAGAAATACCAGTCTGCACAGATTGACTGGTTGAAAGGTATTGTCGGAAAAGACAAGGTAATCAAAAGGATGATTTATGTACATCCGTCCTGTACAAATACCATAAAGGAACTGCAGCAGTGGAAGTGGAAAAAGGATGAAAAAACGGGAGAGTATCTGGATGAACCGGTTTCGTTTCAAGATGACGCAATGGCGGCGCTTCGATATGGTGTTGAAGGCTGGAGAAAATCAAAGACAGGATATCATAGGGTGAAAGGAGGAATTTAAGCATGTTTCGATTGGAAGATGACGAAATACTTGATGAAGACAGACTCGGAAGATTCCTTGCCCTGCATGCAGCGGAGGCGACATTCCGGTACAAGCCACTTATGGACGCATACATGACGGAGTATCCCATTTTCAGGGAACCACCAAAGCCGAAGTATAAACCGGATAATAGGATTGCGGTGAATTTTGCAAAGTACATCGTAGATACAATGAACGGTTTTTTTATTGGAATTCCAGTCAAGCTGCAGTGCGATGATAAGAAGATTGCGGACTATGTTGAGTTACTAGATCAGTATAATGACCAGGACGACAACAATGCCGAGCTGTCGAAAATATGTAGTATATACGGCAAGGGATATGAAATGTATTACGTAGATCAAGAGGGAAAGATAGGTATCACTTATCTGGATCCGCAGGAAGCGTTCATGGTCTATGATGACTCTGTTCTGGAATGCCCAAGGTATTTTGTGCGGACTTATTTGGATTCGAATAACGTCCTTCATGGCAGCGTATCCGATGAAGAGAAGGTGAGATACTTTGTCCAGAAAGGGAAAATACAGTTCCTGGATGAGCATGAAAATGTGCATGGCTTCGCTGGAGTACCAGCCACAGAGTACCGGGAGAATGCAGAAGAGCAGGGGATTTTTGAGCCAGTTCTGACGATGATCAATGCATATAATAAAGCGATTTCTGAGAAGGCCAATGATGTGGATTACTTTGCGGATGCATATATGAAAATATTGGGTGCGATGCTTGATGAAGAAGAGATAAAGCATATCCGTGACGACAGAATCATCAATTTTGATGAAGACGCAGATCGGATGATCGTGGACTTTTTGCAGAAGCCGGACGGCGACACCACTCAGGAGCATCTGATTGATCGGTTGGAGCGCCTGATCTTCCAGATCAGCATGGTGGCGGATATCTCAGACGAGAACTTCGGTACTTCTTCTGGGATTGCTTTAAAATATAAGCTTCAGGCAATGAGCAATTTGGCCAAGACGAAGGAGCGGAAGTTCAACAGCGGAATGAATCGGAGGTATATGCTGATATTCAGCAATCCGGTATCCGGTATGCTCAAAGATGACTGGGTGAAGGTGAAGCCGATCTTTACGAGAAACTTTCCGGCGAATGTCTTGGAAGAAACCCAGATCGCAGGAAATCTGGAAGGGATTGTTTCGAAGAAAACTCAGCTCGGAACACTGTCCATTGTGGATAATGTGGACGATGAGTTGAAGAGAATCGAAGAGGAAGAGACGGAAAGCCAGGATGATGCAGTCATGAGGCAGATGTTTGGAGGTGCGGCGGATGGACAGTCAGACGTACTGGAAGAACCGGGAGACGGAGCAGAGGAAGCATAATATCCGGGATGAAGCAGAATATCAGAAGCAGATCCGGGCGATCTATCAGAATATGATTGATGAGATTGAGAAGGAGATCAACGGATTCTACGGGAAGTATGCTAAGAAAGAGGGCATTACAATGGCGGATGCCAGGAAACGTGCTGCAAAAGCGGATATTGAAGCTCTTGGACGGAAAGCAGCAAAGTATGTGAAAGAAAAGGACTTTTCGGAACAGGCCAATGAGGAAATGCGACTGTACAACATGACTATGAAGGTGAACCGGTTGGAGTTCCTGAAAGCGCAGATCGGACTGGAGATGGTAGCGGGATTCGATGAGCTCCAGAAGTATTACAATGAGATCCTGACAGAGCGGACGATTTCTGAATTCGAACGGCAGGCTGGCATTTTGGGCAAGACGGTCCAAAACAATGCGAAGGCAGCCAATGCTATCGTGAACGCATCTTTCCACAATGCTACGTACTCAGACCGGATCTGGATGTATCAGGATATGCTCAAGAATGAGCTGTCCAGCCTTCTGCAGACCGGACTGATTCAGGGACAGAACCCGAGGAGGCTGGCAAAGCATCTTCGGGAACGTTTCGGAGTCAGCCAGAGCAATGCAGAGCGGCTGATGATCACGGAACTGGCGAGGGTGCAGACGGAAGCGCAGAGACAGTCCTTTGAGCGGAACGGTTTTGAGGAGTATACATTCCTTGCGTTGGGAGATGCCTGCCCGATCTGCAGAGCATTGGACGGAAAACACTTCAAAGTAAAAAAGATGATATCTGGGACAAATGCTCCGCCGATGCACCCGCGTTGCCGGTGCTCTGTGGCTGCCTATGAGGACAGCGAAGATTATGAGGAATGGCTGGACTTCCTGAGCAAGGGAGGCACTACGGAAGAGTGGAATAAGCTGAAAAAGAATTCCGTAAGCATGTCTGCAACAGATATATCCATTAAATGGCCAAAGCGAAGGAAAAGTATTTCAAAAGAAGAATACAGAGAGTTGTCTTCTTATGCAAGAGAATCAGGTGTTGTTTTGGAAGGATTTAAGCGGTTCGACGGTGATATAAATATAATCAAGCAAGCTATTGATGATGCAAATGAAATAGCCGAGAAGTTCCCAGAGATTAAGAATGGCAGAAAGAAGCTGACAATTTCATTAGATGAATATATGAATCCGGATGACTTTGCTATTACAAATGGACATATTATTCGAATCAATGCCGATGCTTTTCGTGATGCAGAAGTGTTACGGGCAGAATATGAAAAACTGGAAAAAGAGAGATGGTTCGTTAAGGGAACTGATTATCATTCAATCATAAAGCATGAGACAGGTCATGTTGTAGCGAATCTATATGGGATAGATGGGCTTGAGATAGCAAAGAAACTTACAGGAATCAACTCAACTACAGAATTGATGATGTATTTAGAAAATAATCTATCCTTATATGCAAGCGAATACGAAGATGGATCTGAAATTATATCAGAAGTGTTTGCTGATGCTTTTGGGACAGATAATCCGTCAGAATTTTCATTGAGATTCATGGATGAGTGTGCTAAGATAAAAGAAAAAGGGATGTGATTTCATGATGACAGCAAATCAAGAGCCATTGTTTTGGAGAAGTAATAAAGAATGGTATCAAATCAATAGAGAAAAAGATTGCTTTGAACTTACAGACAAAGCCCCGGAACGAGCAAGAAAAAGTTTTGAGATGTATAAAGAAATGCAGAAAAAGCATTGATACCACCGGTCAGAAATGGCCGGTGGTATTTTTAGTTTGCGCGCCATGGGCGCGCTCTAACGGGTGCAAGTCCCGAACACGCCCAGATAGTGGGAAGTGTATAGCCGAACAGCAAGGGTGTTCATC